GTCGCCTTCTGCAAAAGATCCTGATCCATAAATCCCCCCGAGGTTAAGATTGACTTTGAATCCAGTTTCGTCATTGATTGCATCGATTTCGGGAATACCTGTATCGAAGGTTTCTTCGGAAAACTGAAAGAGTTCGCATGTTATTTGATATGAATATAGTTTTCCTAATTGATAAAACGGATTCTCATGCTCTACAAACTTAACTTCAAACAATCCCTTGCTCAATGGGAAATATAACAAATCTCCTTCAAGTGGTCGCCCAATTCCTGTTTCTCTTTTGAATCGCTTCTTAGATACAGTGAATTTGACACTATCGCGAATTTCAAACCCAAATTTTGTAAATGTATCTCCACCCTCAAATGCTGTGGTGGTATCCATATACATCTCAATCATCTTAAAACTCGTAAATCGAGAGTATTTTGATTCCCCAAACAAATCGTCTCTCTTGACTAGATCTCTCGGAATATAGTAGATCTCGTTTCCATAAATCTTAATGGCTTCTACCGTGAGATCCTCCATGAGATTCTCTTCGGGAAGATATGTCTTTGTGTTGACTCTGATGTATGGATTGAGTGCCATTGTATTTCCTTATCCCATGATGAAGTCAACAGGAAGTTCGCCCTTTAGAATGATTTCCTTTTCAATTTCTTCTTTTTGTTGCCATGAATCTTTCATCATAGATTGTCCATCAAGCGTAATATCGCCAGGTAGTTTGATACCGTTGTACTTGGACAGATTTACTCCCCACTGCCAACGAACAAGAGCAACAATATACTTCTTCAGTAGCCGATCATTATAAACTTCGGGATATACCCGAGGATCAAGAATTCGATATGCCTCGATGATGAGGTACATTCCAGCAGTCAATTGGCGTTTATCTGCATCGAGATACATTCGGTTTGCAACCCGATTGAATCGAATACTCTTATCAGGTGAAAGATATTGCTTGAGCAATTGGAGGTATTGCTGAGTCATGTCATATTGGACAAGATCAATTGTTCCGAAGGTATACAGATCGTTCAATGCATATTGATATCGAACATCGAACATTCCGACCGATTGCTGTGAAAATGGAAAAATTCGAGTAACGCTAACAATCAGATTCTGTAACAAAACACTCTCGGGACAGTCAACATCTGTGCTTGTCATCAAAGCATCTGCATCTGCAAATCCACTGCCATCTGCGGTTTGTGAAGTTCTATTGTCGGCTACAAATGAAATATATCCATTGGTAATGTCTGCTTCGGACATCCTATATTTCAAATATACTTTTTCAACGCCATCAAAGTGATACTCAGAGAAGAACTGTAGCCCGTCATTCAGACGATCTTCTAGTTGTTCATCCGCTATGTTTATTTCCACCACGGGATGACCGTTTGCCCTGAGAGCGTATTCCTTCAATTCCGCTCGGCTTGAGATCATCGAATTGCTGCAAATCGACATTGGTAGTATCCTCCATTGGATATTTAGCCTTTATGTCAAGTTCAGCAAGAGTTCTTACTGCATTAACCTCTGCAATAACCTCAAGGTTTTCAATTTCTATTTGAGACAGCAATCTTGAGAATTCAGAGATTCGAGTCAAATAGCGATCACATTGAGGACAATTTCCTGCAATGCTCCAAGATCCATGCTTAGTTCTGTAATTTTTGCGATTTCCATCATAAAACATGACAACAAGATCTTTGGGATATTGATAAGATGGCTCAAGCATTTTGAATACCTTGAGCGGAATCTTTAATCCATTGAGAAAGATAATGTCTTTATCATGCTTGAACATTATTATATCGGCAACTGGAATGAATCACCTCTGAAGGTATCGGACAGCCCAGCGGCATCTGTCATTGGTGAGAATGCTGTATTGGTATATGATAGTGTAAACTTAGAATTCAATGCCTGTATTCTTCCTGTTCCTTGGAACTTTTTAGTAGATACTAAAGTAACAGGATCATTAGCCGATATTCCAGCAGTTCCATACATGTCGGGCGTATCGATATTAGAATTGATTGCCAAAATTGCAAACTTATTGAGTTCAGTAGAATTTAGTACACCAACATCAGTTTCCTTTGTAACTCCTGTATCACTGAGAATTCGAGTAAATGGTCTGATTTTTACATTCGAATTTGTCGCAAGAATACCAGGGCCGATGATATCAGTACTGCCAATAATGGCAGAAGTGTTGGCAATTGAGATCGGGGATCGATTTCCCTTGATGTGTGTCTTACCAATATTCGTCAGATCATGAGAGATACTCAAAGATCCCGCACCTTCTGTGATAATTGGGAATGAGCAACGCGAGAAGATACTTCCTGCAACATCGGCATTTGCACCCGAATCTGCTGCAAATCCATAATAGGATCCCGATACACTGCAATGCCCAAGACGGATAGTTCCACTGTTATATGCATGTGCTGCAACAGGATAGTCCAAGAACATACATCCACGAGCCTTGATAGTTCCACCATCAGTCTGCAATGCTACGGTATTACCATATGAACCGCCCGAGATATATGGAGTCATGCTCACATCATTGAGTGCAGCAGTAGTTGAATGGTTGATGAATGCAATTCCATCCGATGCAACTCCACCAACAGTCCAATCACCAATAAAGGTATTTGTATTACGAGTTGTAAACAATGCACCTGAAGGTGAGGTAGTGTGAACAGTGACTCGATATATGTCAACAGCATTGATATAGTTTGTAAATGTCTTGTTGAGGAGATATGGGAATGTCTGACCACCTTCATTGTTAACCGTCAGATTGAAATACTGACCACTGATCCCAACAACCTCATGACCACCAATTAACATGTTCATCACGCCACCTGTACCGCTTGTGATGCCGTCAAATGCAGAGGACACACCATTGGAGGAGGTTACGCCCGAAACAAGGGAAAGAGGCGGCAGGAACCGAATACCACACCCTGTGACAGCAAGCATTGATTGTCCCGTACCGATATTGACCTGCAAGGTAAATTGTGTGCTGCTAGTTATTCCAAGTGGAGTATAGACAGGGAGGAAAGATATACCTTGAACAGTCTGTGTAACTACACTATTGTTCTCTGCACGGATATAAAGATCTCTACTGATATAATTGTGCCAAGGTTTTGTAAGTGTATAGACTCCATTGGTCAATACAATATCAAACGGAGATGCAAATGAAGATGCAGAATCATTAATGACCGACAAATTAAACACAGAAGAATGACTGATTTCCTCATTTGGATTTGTTGGTGTCGTTAGTGGTTTACCATATGTAAAAGTATACTCATTCACTGAATTGGCAGGATCTCGATAATAGAACGGTGCCTTACTTTCAGGAGCAAGATTTGTTGCCTGAAAGGTATTCATCATATATGCAAAGTCTGTTGGATACAGTGGATCCATTGACAGTTTTGTCGATAGGAAACTTTCGTTCGGATTTCCTACAATGCCATCTTTATAGGAAGAACTTGATGCCGTATATACTGTAAATGATGGATTAACATTACCAAAATTTTGACATATACAATTTTCTCCATCTGTACCGTTCGTACCATTTGTACCGTTCGTACCGTTCGTACCATTTGTACCGTCTGTGCCATCTGTACCATCACATGCAGTAGTTCCAAAAGTGGCACCACTGCAATCTGCTCCTGTATATCCAAAGACTACTGAATAGCATCCATTAGTTTTTGTGTTGCTAATCAGGTAAATTCCACAGCCTGTTTTACCGCTGCCTGTTACTCCAATCGGCCCCTGAGATCCTGGTGGGCCAATTTCAATTCCTGGCCCCTGAAACTGCTTATGTCGAATGATCCAATTGACTCCAAGATATGGAGGCATCATTGAAATTGGATCATTGTCTGCGGTGAATGATGCTTGTTGTGCAATAGCAGTGGTGATATCTGATGGAGCAAAAGTTATTCTTGCTGCCTGAACATTGACATCACCTGGTGATATCGCAGGAGTAGTATAAAATGTATTATCATGATCGGGAATTTCGTCAGATGCAAGCAGATGTGTGTCATCTCCACCAATTTCTCCCCGCTTCAGGTCTGTCAATCCCGAAGAATATCCAACACCAAAGACAGTTCGTGCGCGTAGATCGGGAATAAAGAATCGATCAGAAGTACATCCCGCTGCTTCATTTGCAGTCAATGATTGAATCGATATCAATGAAGAGGGGGAAACGCCACTGAAGTTAACAGGAGTTGCACCAGGATATGTACTCATGAATTGGAATCGAACAGTACTTGATGTTGCGGCAGTCAGACTACCAATCGCAACATCATTGGTTCCACCCCAACCAATTTTATAATCCTTGTATGTGTCACTGTTATATGCACTGAGCAAACTATGAGAAGTTGTTCCTGAATAGTCCTCATGCCCCTCAGCCGAGAACGAGATAATAACATCTCGACTGACATTTCCAATAGGGCCTGTTGTGCTTGTTGCAATACCCGTTACTTTGTATTTGTCATTGATTATCGAATACAGAGTCGAATAGTTAACATTGTCAATCGGATTATTTCCCGACTTACGAACTGCTGCACCATCGCAAATACGCCATGTCTCGGGAACAGTATTAAAAGATCCTGCCCATGGAATAATCGATCCAACAGGAGTGAACAGGGACGCAGTGGTTGGTGCCTGTGGTAGGGAATTGATAACAAAACCACTCTTAGCAGCCGTTGCAACAAGGACACCCTGAATATATGACGCTCCATCATATGGTCGAGTGGGGCTTAGATTTCCTAAATTTGTTGGCGATAGGTAATAGACCGTACCTGCGGTGAGTGATGTAGCAGTATCATCTATCGGAAGAGCACCGACAAAATCAATCTCTCCCTGATAGATGACTGTTGCTGTTGTGGATGTAACAGATTCAACAATACCAACAGTTTGTGCAGTATCTAAGTCATCTGCAATTGCGAGTTGAAATCCTGTTGCACCACCTGTGTAAATGACCACAGATCCTGCCACAAACGGATGTCCCGCAGGAACATTCCATGTGTTGAGGATTCTGCGACCATCGCCGCCACCACCGCCGCCGACAAGAGGGATTGCACTATATGCCATTAATGGAGTTCCTACCTTTAGTAGTTATGCTTCCACTATTTAGCGTAGATCAATTGCCATCAACGAGTGCATCTGTGGCAAACTTCAAATTCGCTTCGATACGCTCTTTTTGATCGGCAGGATATTTCCCGTCCTTCAGCAACTGCATACTTGCAATACGGGATTCTCGATAGTGCTCCGTCCAAAAGGATGCAATTGAAAACTCATCGAGCATTGCCCACTCATAGATTCCCTGTCCTACGAACAGTGCACCTTCGGGGTAACGAATCTTTAGACCTTGCTTGGCGAAGCGGTAGCCCTGATCGAAGCGAGAGAATGCACGGCAGAGACGAGCAGCAGCCCAAAGGCTCTCGACTCTCCACGGAGCCGTCTGATATGCTCTAAAGTACAACTGTAGAATGTTGTCAACAGGCTTCTCCATGATCTCCATGATTCTACCTGCCTGATACAGGCTATAGAACACTTCTTCATTCCATCCACCCAAGTCTGCTCTCTTCAGATACCACTCAAGAGCCTTCTCCCATTGCTGCGAGTCACGATATGACTGTGCAAGATAGAAATGGTATCGATTAAAATCTTTTTCTTCTACTGTTCCCGATGCAAGAGCCTCCTCGAATCGAACAGCATCCTTTTGATACTTTTCAGGATCACTTGACCGTGCACCATCCTGAATTGGAGTATTCATAAACCCACGGGCAAAATCACGAGTTGCAATTGGCTCATGACACTCAACATATTCATGAAGAATTCCACGGTAGTAGAATGGCTTCTTGTTGCTTGTCATCTGCGGACGGTGATAACGAGTCTGTCCGAATTGAGCAAAAATATTGTAGAGTTCTGCGTTAAGAGATTCCTTAAACTTTACAGGATTAAATCCTGGCTCAAACACAAGAATCTCATCTGCATCGATCATGAATGCATAATCGGTATCTGTCTTCTGTGCGAGTTGAAGTGCTTCGGAACGGTTATGTCCGAAATTCTGCCATGTGCTCTGATGTAGTTCACCTTCGATACCATTACGATCAAAGAAATCTTTGATCTTCTGCTGTGTACCATCTGTGGAACCTGTGTCTACAATGAGCCATCTATCGATAAGAGGCAAAACAGAGGAAAGGCAACGCTCAATAACACGAGCCTCATCCTTTACGATCATACAGAGCGTAATTGTTTTTACTTTGTTTTGATTGCTCGGGGCAATTACTGTTTGTGGAATTGCAACGGGAGCGGTAGCAGCATCGATTGTCATTGTTTTACTCATATCAATCTCCATAATAAACGGGGTGTGTGATCTATTTAGGTGAATGATATACACTCACCTGTGGATGTCAAGGAATTTTTGTGATTTCGGGATAAACCGTAATCATTCCCTGAACTAATCTTTGGACATTTGCACTGCCATTTGAATGCAATTCCAAATCATAAAAATAAACTCCTGCCTTCACAGCAGCCGATGCAGTTGCACCTAAAGAAACATTAATATTTCCTGTAGATCCCGTGATCGATGCAGTTAGGGTTGTTGCAGCAGACGAAGTATAAAACTTTCTCATCTGTGCATATGCGGTATATCCTGAAGAAATATTCATTGCAGTACCCCCATCTCCTTTCACCGTGTAGGAGAAAGAGAAGTTTGCACCCTGATCCATGTCTCTATTAATCGTTACTGCCATGGCTTATACCTTAAAGAGTTCTCATGATAAATGCAAGAGCATAGTATGGAGGTCTGTTTTCATGTGCCTGACCACCTCCTTGTGCACTCATTGTATGTGTATGTGCACCCGCATAATCCATGACATGTTGATTTTCATCTACTATGTCATCTTGACCTGTAATATCATAATTTGGGTTATTGAGGAAGCCAGCGTCTTCTGTTCTAAATCCATGTGATGGTGAACTATTATCCCCATCTCGTCCTGAACTCACTTTCTTGAATGGATGCAAGTGTCCCGTTACTCCACTAATATCGTGATTGTGAAGTGGCATTTGTGCAACAGTAAGTGTGACAGATTCGCTTCCACCACTTGCACCAATGCTGTATGTTGTTCCCGAACCAACAATAAACTTATTGCGAAGATCGGGTGTTCCATTCGCACCATTACACAATGACCAACCTGTTGGAATGGAACTTCCACTCCACATGATAATTCCACCCTTAGGAATTGTTCCAAATCCCAAAAACTCGTTTGGCGGGGTAACAATAACATCACCATCTGTAACGGTCAAAGTTCCTGTAAAGGTGTCATCATCGTCATTACGAAGAACCTTAGCATTCGCACGGAACTGTGCTCTGTCTGCCGCTGTAAGAGTACGAGCCGCACCCGCTGCTACAGTATGGGCAATATCATAACGAACATAATAGTTGTCATGATTATGTCCCGTAAGAATGGTTGCCTGAAAACCCTTGAGTGCACGAATAATCCAATGCATCGTGACATATGGAGGAAGATTATCAAAGGGAGTTGGAGTAGCACCCGTTTCAACCAAACCACCCGTTTCATCAGTAGAAGATCCATAAGTGGTGCTAAATTGATCAGTACTGACTAGTGTATTGAGTGTATGGTTGTGTGGTGGGATGTTTCCTGCAAGAAGTGTGATCTCAGATTCACCACCGACAGAGCCAAGAGGCAATACAGGAGTCACAGATCCCGATGATGTTCCGAATACGGTTCTTCGGCGCAGATCGGGTAGGAAGAAGATCGAACGACCAACGGTGGTCGCAACAACTCTGCCATACACCTTAAGAGAAACTCCTGCATCTAGTCCTGTGAATGCAGTTGTTGTAACGGCAATTTGGCGTGTGGTTGTATTGACGGAAGAAACAATAGCATCTGCACTTCCCGTAGCCCAAACAAACGAAAGTGCATCACCCACAAGAATTCCTCGGGTGTCTCCTTCAATCAGGAAAGTAGTATCATTTACAACTTCTGCAATTGCATAGTGTGTATTACCAATAGTTCCGAAAAGATCATTCCAAAATTCTTTTGCCTTTACCGAACCATCACAGAGTAGCCATCCATCAGGGATTCCTGCGGTGATACCTGCAAATGGTTGTACTGCACCAATCGGAGCAGTTGAACGAAGATATACAAGATCAGTAGGAGTATCGCCAACAACGATACCTGTATAGTTACAGACATATCCCTTGTTGATGCCCGTGGCGATCAACAGTGCTTTGCGAATTTCTCCTGCTTGAATCTCATATGCACCCGAATCAGGATTGTCGATAAAACTTCCACCAACTTCAGGATGTAGGAAATATGCATTTCCCGTTGTCAGTGGATATAGACTTGCAAACCCACCTGTTGCAGATAGTCCCGAAATGAATCCCTTGGTGACAAGACTGAAGCAATTTCCTGTAACACTTTCTACAATTCCAAGTGCCTCTGCATTTGAAACCGTATTTGCCTTTGCAAATGTCAGCGATCCATCCGTATCGAAGCGAAGAGCATGTCCAACTGCAAATCCGTGATTTGCTTGGCAGAAGGTTTTGCGAATTGCATCTGCTCTTAACCAATCCTCATGAATCTTGCCATCACCCAAAGAAACGGGAATAGACCATGGAGTTGATGCAGTAAGTGCATGAGCACCATCTAACTGATCTGCATTTAGAAACTTGATCCAATTGGAAACAGGCACCCCTGGATAAACCGCAGGGCCTGTACTGCCCGCAAATACAACACCAAAGGTAGCACCCGCATCACCCGTGGGGCTGTGACGCATCGTCAATTGATTGGCAACATCATATCGAGAATATGATCCGTTTGATCCATAGTAAGTATACGAGTTGTTTACGGATGCATCGGGATATCCAATCGATGCAAACTTAGAAGACAGAATATAATTATTCGAACCCGTAACACCAAGATTCGTATTTGCAACAAATGCATTCCATGAATCCATATCGGGAGATCTGAGATTCCACAAGAATGTTTTGTCGCCCGAAGCACCCTTGATATCAATACCTGCGGGAGTTAATATTTCATCACCATAGAAAGCGGTAGCGATTGCGGGTGCCCCAGTAATAGTAAGAACTGATGTGATTGCTGAACCCGTGATGACTAACTTTCCACCCAAAACAATATCATCAACACCACCATCAGTGAATAGATGAAGTTGAATTGTTCCTGTTGTTCCTGCACCTGCGGTTCGTCCTCCCCAACTACGAACTACACCAAC